CTATGATTGTTCGTAAGATGCGAAACAATGCAATCAAGAAGTATCGCAAGGACTTTAACAGTATGGCAAAGCAGTCATTCAATCAGCTTGATGAAACCTATGTTCAGACACAGGAAGAAATTGCAGAAAACGCAAATACCGAGGATTTCCCTGTTGAGCCGGAAGTTGCAGAAACTGTGGAAGACCCAAAGATGGCAGAGACGGAAAAGGTAACCGGAGAAGTCGTTGAGAATGACGAGAATGTGCCGGAGTTTATGAAAGATTAGGAGGATATGGATCATGATTTTTGTAAAGTTAGCAATTCTGTTGTGGATAGCATTTTTGATTGTGAGATTTTTTGTCAGGGCGAATGTCACGTTAGAAGAAAAGGTTGCGGCTGCCATTGGCAAGAAAATTAAAATGACATTTGGAAGATGGGTGCTTGTCATTGTATTTCTGCTTGCCCTCACCGATTCATTCGCAGCCTTGGTGTGGTTTCTGTTTTTCAGATAGGATGTTGCCATGAGAGTTATTAGCCAGGACGGCACGATTGATGTGCCGTATGAACAGGTAATTATTTATCGCTTTCAGAAAGATATCTACTTTCTGAATAAGAACCTTACCGGGGTAGAACAGCTTGTTAGTGACATGGTTGTTGCTAAATATTCCACGGAAGAAAAGGCAGAAGAAGCCATGGAAGAATTAAGAATGGCTTATGTGTGCCATAATCTTGTAAAGATGGGGCAGACACCGCCAGATGGAATTGACGAAAAACTCACTATGGGTTTGAGTGGAGTATTTGAGTTTCCGGCGGATGAAGAATTGGAGTAGCATATGGAAGTTATATCATTTTTAGAATCCGTACAGAAAGGAATGGAAG